TTTACCGCGCCCTGCATCTAAGGTAGTGATATCGGTTATGACAGGCTTGACTTGGTCTGTGTTGGCCCTGTTCCAGTTATCGTCGAGAATCGACCGGATGAGTTCAACTGATTCTGTCGCCATCATATCACTTCTTTAACAATTCCTCGCCTGTCTTGCTTGTAGTCACCATTTGTTCTTGAGCGCGCTTGTAAATCGGCTCAAGCGTCTCGTTGTCAGTAACGAGCGCATTCGTGTCGGGGTCTATTACTCTCCCGTCTTCGTCAACACCGAACCCGTACGCGTGAGCGTTAGCACGAAGGACAACAATTCCGAGAGGCGTAACGCCCACTTCCGCGCGCCGAGCGGCATAAACCATTTCCTTCAAGTCACTCACCTATGAACTCCCCTTCTTGGGGTACGGGAGACCCCTTTGGTTGCGTTGTGCTAACGAAAGGTGGTGGTGCTCTCGCAATATCTGCTTTCTCCGAGTCTATTTGGCTGCGTCTCTCTTGTCGATAGGGATAACCTCGTCCCGCTGCCCAAGCATTATGTGCGAGGCGATTGGCTCTCACCTTCGCGTGGCGTTGGGCGACAACAGGATGAGGCTCTTGTGGTTCTTGACCTACATTTGTTTTGAACCACTCTTCAACAGACTGCGACGGCTGCTGCGCTAATAGCCGTCTGTGCTCTTCTTGTCGCGCTCGCCTCACCACCGACTCTAATAGCCGTCTTTGCTCTTCTTGTGGTAACTGCGACCACGCTTCAGTGTAATCCGACTCGTCATACGGTTTGCGGTAGCGTTCCGGCCACCCCGGTACAGGTGCCGGGGGTGCATCGTTCTTCAACACGCGCCACGCGGCGTCAATCGGCATCACTCCCACGGTGTCATCACCTCGACATATCGCGGTAGCGTCTCGGCCACCTGCTGTTTGAGCAACTGATACTTGCTCCCCAAATCAATGTTCTGCGTCCCCTCGGGGAACAGTACGGAGCGGTCATCGGAAATCAGCAAATCCATCGCGACCAACTTCGTACAAATGTCCTCAATCGCTTTCTCGACATACCGCTCGCCATAAACATACGCGACTTTGACCGAGTTCCACTGGAAATAGGGGTAAGTGTTGTTGAAATAGATGACACCGAGTTCGTAGTCGCACCACCAGTCGCGCAGTCGCGCTTCGTCGCCTGTGGTACTACCAAAGAAGTCGATGAGGAAGCGGTGCTGACCGACAGCCACAGTATTAGCCATAGCGGCAGTGAATCCAACAGGAGTCAAGTCAGTCACCCCTGTGAGTGTATTCCCACTCTTGCCCGTGTATTGCGCTGCTGTGATTGTAGCACCGGTACCCGTGTAAACGATACCGAAGTTGGCAAAAGAGGAGGCGTCAGTTAGAGGCAAAACGCCCACAGCAACCGGCCCCGTGGCTGTTGTAGCCAGTGTAGTCAACCCACTAATCGTCAACCCGTTCGCGTTCGTGGTAGCCATAGTAGCGTTCTCGCCACCGTCACCGCGCCGCATCGAGGTAAGTTTGATTTTCCCGCCACCGTAGTCGGCGTTAGCGGACGAAAGGAACTCGTGGTGGACATTCGCGGTTTGCAGACCGCCCGCTACCGCGTCAGTCTCAAGAGTAAAGGAGGGAGAAAACGCCACGCCTGTCTTGTTTCTGCGACTGTCGTTGTTAATTAGGTCGGAAAGGTTGGCCGCCGTTGACTCGTTGTCAAAGTCTGCCCGCCAGTTCCCGGTACCTGTACCGACCTGCAACGAAGCCACACCACCGTCACCGGGACACAGGTACAGGTAATCCGTAGCGGTCAGCGCGGAATTGTCAATGATTTCGATTTGCGCTTCCGCGCCACCGATTTCACGGTACTCTTGGCCCTGCCAAATCTCCAATCGGACGATTTGCTGGACATTACGGAATAGGAGAGGGGAGGTACCGACATAATCGGTGTAGTATCGACGCCTGTACGGCTTGTAGGTATCGAAGTTCTTGTATTCGGCGGTCTGTAACATGGGCCGCCACGCGTTGTTGCACAGGTTGTCGATTTTGTCTTGAGAACGACGGATAAGATGCTGAACCGCACTCTTAGTCACACCGCGCCGCTTACCGTTGGTAAACGATTGGAGGTTCTGCACAGTCGCGTTATCGGCAGTATTGTGCGTACCGACCAGTGTATAATCATCCACACCGACTACACCGACAGACGAAGTAACGAGGTTGAATCGCGCGTTACCACCACTAAGTGCCACGCTACCGATGAACGCCGTCTCGGCGAGAGACGCGTCACCGAGTATCTCGACTTCGTCTGTGGCCTCGTAGCCTGTTTGGCGAAAATCAATCGGACTGACTTCGACATAGGTTAGACCCGCTGTCGCATTAGTGGAGACCAAATCCGGGTCGGGGAACTGTATTTGGAGAAAATCTGCCACCTTCTGCGGTGTAGTATAGACAGTCGCGTCGGGGTCGAGAGGTTGAGGAGGTCGTTCACCCGGCTGGAATATAACTGGCATTCGTCACCTTCTCCTCATAGCAGCCTGTCGTCCGAGTAGTTCAATCTCGTCACGGCTTAGCCCCCGAGTTTTTTGTGATTCTGTGGTGGGTGGAGGTTGCTCGCGCGCTACGCGGAGATAATCACCGATGTCTTGAGGCGACCAGCCGCGTTCGGGTTCGGGTTCCGGTCCTTCCTCGTCATACCCGATTGGTACTTCGGCGCTGTGAAGGTCAACATACGGTGTTGGTTCGTCGAGTTTAGGGAATCGGCCTGTGGGAGGCCCACCGAAAGTACCGTGAGTCAATTTGCCGCCTGTGCGCCCCATACGCGGCTGCATTTCGTGCGGGTCATCCATTTCAGCCGTAGCACGCTCTTGGTCTTCGGGTCTCTCCTTGTATGGGTAGGTATTCGGAGTATAGGGCCATTTGTCTGCATCCGCGCCCACTGAAGAGTCGTAGTCCGACCCATAACCAAGTACACGCTTTGATTGGGATATTGGATTTATGTCAAAACTCTCGCTCGTCTCGGGGTCGAATACGCCTCGTGGTTGCATCGCTTCACCAAGATGACCCGACATGATATGCCGGCTCGTCATTTCACCGCGGTCGGGTTTCTTGGTAGCATGACCCACACGCCCCAGCGTAGGGTCGATACCGTACGCGGCATGGCGTAATTGAGTGGGCGTCAATTCCTTGAGTACACCCCAAGCGGTCTCAAATGCGCTCATTCAGCCGCCTCCTCGGGAGGTAGTCCCATTTCCTCACGCATTCTGCGCGCTTGAATACTCAAAATCTCGTCGGCGCATTCTTCGCACCACAGGTCGCCATGCCTCTCAACCACAGCAGGGTTCTTGTTGCATAGTTCACAGGGCGGGTTTTCCATCCGCTGTTGTTGCTGTTCGCGTTCCTCCTGTTGCTGAATCTTCTTCCATTGGTCGGCTTGCTCGTGACCGCGCTGTTGGTCTTCACGACTACCCATAGTACCCTTGAGGAACCCCCACGCCTTCTGCATAGGTGTAGTCTCGCGATGAACCGCGCAGAACTCCTCGCTCGGGTCACACGCTGCGTGACAACCCGGCATGGTGCATTCATCCCAGCCTTCTGTTGAAGTCATTGGTCTGCTCTCACCTCGGCCAAATTAAAGTTCATTGGTTGGTTGCACGCGCCACAGCGCTCAACCCAACAGAAATGCAACATCCCACACTGCACGCAACGAGTACCGCTGCCTATGTCTACAATATCACGCAAGTTGCGTGTACGGGCGCGTTGCTGTTGTGTCACACCCGCGAGAGGATTCTCGGGAGCAGTAACACTACCTGCGCCTACGGATTCGGCCTTCTGCCAGCCTTGCTTTTCCATTCGCTGTAAATCGTCTACGGTGTAGTGTGACATGATACTCCCCTCTCATACATGAAGCACCGTGTAAACGACCTCACCGCGTGTTATTTCCATATCAAAAGACACAACATCCGCGGAATCGACTACATCAGCGGCAAGCGCTGCCGCAAGCGACGCGGCGAGCGTACCATTGGGTATTTCAGCCGGTTCAAACCGGTAGACCTTTGCTACTATTACCGCCACGGGGTCTCACCCCGCTTACCTACGGCCAATCGCAATCCAAGTACCAGTCTGCGCACCGGCCGCGCTCGTAATCCCCACAGTAAGCGTGTTGTTGCTCACTCGGGGCGCGTTCGCCGCACTCGGCACTGCTCCATCAGCGGTCGCTACCATAGACAGTATCGCGCTGAACTGTCCACTCAAGTCGAGAGTCCCTCCGCCTGCCGTATAGGTACCGGTCACTACATGGAAATTACCAAAAGCACTTGTTCTTTCATCTGCTGTCACTACCATTATTCAGTCACCTCTTCAGTCTCTATGGAGTCTGTCACGCTATCTTCGATAGCGGCTCCATTCATAGCCTCTTCGGTGGATTCGCCTTCATCTGCCACTTCTTCGGTCGTTTCGACGACCTCTTCCGCGTCATTTTCAGTCTCTTCCATACCAAGAGTATCGCGCACTGTGCGTAACAGTTGCGCCTTAGTCAAACCAGCGCGCGCTCGCACATCATGCAGCGTTAGCCAGTCGTAAAGTTGTTGTCGTGTCCATCCCTTGTCGGGGTCGCCATCCGCGTCGAGGTCGAGTAGCGCATTCGCGTCTTCTGCGACCACGAAATCGGGGTCACCTTCGACACGGCCTCTATTGCTCTCAAGCCAATTTTGTGTCACAGTCTGTGGAATACCACGCGAGAACTCCCCAAAAGGAGACCGCTTGGTAGGCCAACGCCCGCGATAAGTCACGGTGGGCATTTAATGCCCCCTCACACGCATAGGATGAGGAGATTGCAGTCTACCGAGACAGGTGCCCCAGCGGTTGCGGCCTCATTCAGCGTAAGGACAAGTCCCGCATTCGCCAAATCCATCGCTGCTGTCGCTCCGGTGTTGTCTACTGCATTACCGACTGCCTGTATGATGCTTGTTACATCACCCGATAGAGTAAGAGTGTCCGTAGTCACTGCCCCAGTCCAAGTCACCGCAAGCCAATTCACAGCGTTTTGGTAATCGTTCGTACCGTCGGTCTGTCGCGCCTCAAATGGAGTGAGCGTGCCCGGATAGGTTGCGCCTCCTCCAAGCCAAGTTGTTCCGTCGTCTGCTACGCCGCCGCGTCCCAGTTCCCACTGTAGACCGACAACGGCTGTTCCGCTGCTTGCTGTTACTGTAATTGTTCCAGTCATTTATTCACTTCCTGTTATCTCCCTGTGTCTCCACCTCAAGTGAGGTCACGAATACTCCCTTGTGCTCCATAGAAAGAGCACCAAAGTTCGCCCATCGTTCTGTACAACCCCTCTTGACCGAGTCGGTTGATGGCGAACGGGTCACCAGTTTCAATTCCACTCTCAAAGTATTGGGTTGGGATGGCTGTTTGGAACCACAAGTAGTCGGTGTCGAGGTAGTAAATCCTGCTGCTGCCGTCTGCGGTGACATCCTTGCTCGGGATGATTGGAACCCCGTTGTAGGTCGCCACGATGAATCCGGCTTCAATACCGGGAACACCCTTAACGCCGCTGTAAGACGGTGTGACTCTCTTAGTCTCCATGAATCGCTGTTGCGACTGCAAGAGTTGCTGAATGTTCATCAGTGTGTCGTAGCCGGTCAGTATGACTTTCGGGTTACCACCACGAGTCCATACTTGCTGGAAGATGGTATCAAGGAAGTCAAGGCTCAAAGCGCGGTTGGTGCTTGTCGCATCAACGCTGACTTCTGCACTGTGGAAATCCGCGCTACCGTCACGAGTAATTGAATACATATCGTGGTCGGTAAGAGCGCTTACATGCACACCGGCAGTCATATTATCCGGGTCAGAAGTGACTCGGTCAAGTGATTCAAAGTCGTTCGATGCTGGGGTGTCGACATCGGCTGTCAGCATTCGGTTGATGTGGTCCGCGTGATGTTTGCCCATTTCCTCTTTGAGAACTTGGCGCACATCACCCATACCGTCATCCTTGTCCGAAAGGAACATCGCAACTTCCGACAAGTCGAAGGTGTGCGCGATGGTCTTTGGTTTGGCTGCAACATGCAAAAAGTTGGGTTTGGTTGTGTCCGGTAAGGTCGCGTTTTCAGCAACACCACCGCCGGCTGTGAAGGAAGCCTTAGCGGTGATGATTCTCCAACCCGACTTCTCCCACGGTTTCTTCGGCAAAATGCTGAAGGCGTTGAACTCTTGGTTCAACTGACTCCAAACTTTGCGTCCGTAGATTGCTTGGTAGGTACCAGCAGTGGTACTCAAGAGCGGTGCATCCGCTTTGAGAATATCTCCACTACTGTATGTGTAGCCTGTCAGTGCTGTACCACCGTAGTAGTACCGTTCCATGTCTTGAATTGTGCGTACATAGTCTCTTGCCATATTATTCGCCTCCTCGTAGTGCGCCTGCTGCGAGTCTGTGAACATCGTCCCAACTCATGTCAGCAAGGTCGTCGCTTGAGGGAACTTCAACGAGTGCGCGTTGCGCACTCTTGGTAATTGTCTCGCCGGCTTCGCCGCTGGACAGGTTGTCAATTCGCTCGTTGAGCGCGGAAATCGCCTTCTGTACTTGACCGAGTGGTTCTCGGCTGTCGAATGCTTGTCGAGCGTCTTCGTCAGTCTTGGCGACCGACTCGGTATTGTACCGTGAATCGAACTGTTGTCCGAGTTCGCTCTTGAACTCCTGTTCTGCGCGAGCCTGCTTGTAGACAGCGTATGCCTCTTCAACTTGCGCGGGGGTAGTGTCCTCCTTGATTACGAACTTGTTGCCGGTAGGTGCTGGGTCTGCGCTTGCGCGGATAGCGAACTTGTTGCCGCTTCCCCCACTGCCCATGTCCATTTTAGGTCGCTTCTGTGAGTCCTCCTCACCTGCGCCTTCAATACTACCCTGCCCGCGGTGGTCGTAACCACTTTGGCCGGGGCCATATCCCTTTTCGACACCATCGAAATGCCTGCGCGCGGCAGTGGTATCTACCCCTGCGCTCTTCGCCATGCCTTCCAACCAGTTGAGATAATCGGTGCTGATGACATCATCGAAGTTGCTCTTCTCGACATCATCGTCGGAGTAAGCCATCTTCTCTTCGTCACCCTCTTCGTCCTTTTTCTCGTCCTTCTTGTCGTCTTTCTCGTCCTTGTCGTCCTTGTCCTTCGACTTACCTTTCGTATGCTCCGCAAGCGCAGGTGGGAGTTCTCCCTTCTGCGTCGCTTCTGCATCGTCGAGTCTCTTAGACAAGCGCTCCATCACATCATGTAGTTGTGCTACAACATCTGTTTCTGTCATTTCTTCAGTCTCCTGTTTTAGTATTCTAAATTGTGCTTCCGGGTTGATGCCTTTTTCGCATATTGTTACTTCATGCAGTTCCATTCGGCGGATTTCCCGATAACTCCCTCTCTCCTTGCTACTCTTGCTCACTCGCTCAAACGCCTGTCCACCGATGCTAAAGGACTTAAGATTGCCCTTTCGCACCTCGGAGGCGACTTCGCGAGCCTTCTCGATGTCGTTCCGTAGTCGGATGACGACGAACATGCCGCTATCATCGACTTCGGACTTCCATACGCGCCCGGAGGAGTCTGTGTACTCGGGGACAACTTCCCCGACTTGGATATTTGAGTGTGCAAGTTGGACATTTCTGCATTGTGAGTTATCCATGAACTTGCGGAACGCTTCATTAAGCGCGCCTGTGGTGATGAGGTCTCCTTGCTTGTCGACCAATTCAACGCTCGCGTAGCCTGCAACAATGAGGTCTTCGCCGACCCCTTTGAGGAGCAAAGGTGAGAACCCTGCTCTTGTCTTTGCCATGACTGCACTTGCGACCACTGACCGCACCCACGCGCTGTAATGGTATTTAATCCGCGCGCAACTCTAACATTGCGTCATCATCCGTCACACGAAGCGTTGCTTTCTCCCCTTCGTCTGTAGTAATTGTGTTGTTTTTCTTGGTTTTCTTACCGTTTTTCGGGGTTTCTTCCGGGTCGTCCTCACCCGGATAGAAGTCGGGGAGCGTGGACGGACGCGTTAATTCGGTCGGCCCTCGCGGCGCGCTGTCTTCCGAGCCGGGACCGATAGCAAGACCGCGCGGCCCTGTCCAAGTCATTTTCTCTTTAGCAAGCAGTTCATCGAGCATGAACAACGCTTTCACGACAACCGGGTCTTTCAGCAACTGCTTCGGGTCAACCTTCTTCGGCTTCTCGTCCTCGGGTCGCGGGTCGAGTGACACTTCGGCCTTTTTGTTCTTCTTTTTGTCGTGAAGGTAAGACCGCGGGTCGTAGTCAATTTTCTTAGTACACCCTTTGAGCATCAACGCGGCGAGCGGTTCCCAGCACGGGCGTAGTGTTTCCGCCACTCGGACAGGGTACGCGCCACTAAGAGACTCTCCAGCACTTATTCTCCAAACATTAAGCAGCGCGCCTGTCTCATTTTCCAGCCGCTGTGCTTTGAATATGACATCGTCTTCGATTAGAGGCAACGAGATAATGACTCGTGTGCCCTCAACAACCACGCTGTGCGGTATGTGAGGAACTCCCGACTTAGAAAGCAAGTCGAGCGTGTCTAAACTGTCCGTCGCCTGTGATTCTGCCGGCTTACGCACCTTCGCACCGTGCAGCGCATACACCGGTTCGCCGCCGCGCTCTTTGCGGGAGACGCTACCCACACTCACAGTAGCAAAATCGCCATCATCAAACGACCCGTCCCCGCGTGCTGTCCCGATATCCATGTACTGCTTACCATCGACTGTCGCCGCGCGGTTACCGAGTTTTTCGGCCGCCTCATCACCAATAGGGCCGACACCGAGTCGATATACCGGGTCATTTTGACCGCGCTGACCGAGAATGACGACAGCGACTTGCTTCTCGTCATCGAGCAGCACCCATTTCGGGTGCCGTGTCTCGCCTTCCATGTAGGTCGATTCAGCGTCGCGTAGCATAAACCGCTTCACACCTTCTTCACCGAGGTCGTCTAACGCTTCCTTCAACCCATCATCGTCAGTCTGTCTCGTACTGACAGGTTGCGGGGTCTTCACCTTCTCGCTCGCCTCAAACCCACCACGCAGTACCCGCATCCTGTGCTTGAGAGCCTCATCGGTGACATCTTCGTCCGCGATTCTAAGCAGGTCAATGATATGCAATGCGGTACCGTCATAGATTGCGTCGACCACGAAATCCTTTTCATTGACTTTCTTCATCTCATTCTGTAACTCACTCGGAATTGTTGCACCAGTAGTGACAATTTTGTCACCATCTCGCTCCACTAACGCGCGTTGCCCCTCCGGCCACGAATTGACGACCCAGTCTCCGCTGAACCCGCGCAGGTCATGCAAGTCGGACAAGTCGAATATACGATGGGCGGCTTTGATAGGAGCGGCGTCTCCCTTTTCGCGCTCCTCTTTGAGAATATCGAGATTCGTCAACCAATCCATCGGCTCACCTTTCATGTCCCGGTCATAGAACCGCTGGTGGTGTTTACTTCCCCCTCTCTTAGCATAATGAGGGAGCGCCCACGCGTCAAAATCCTCCCCTTCGCCTGTCACAATATGGTCGCCGAGAGCCTGCTGGGCGGTCGCACCTATATCGTGCATTGGTTGCAGGTCGGGTACAACTTTCCGCATTAGTGACATTGGTGGATTAAGCAGACGCGTATTTGGTGGTTCATCGGAGAACATAGGCTCACCCTTGTGGTCGAATGCAAGACCAAATGTAGGCATAACATGGTGACCCATAGCGCGCTGTTGCGTCGAGGATGTCAACACCGGCATATTGGTATAAGTACCGTCCGACGCCCTACGAATGACAGCATCACTCATGTTTTCCGTCTCACCCTCCCTCGGTATGATAGGCTGACGCAGACCGCTGAACACATTGTGAAAACTGCGATGCGGGCCTCTTCGGGAATGAGAATGGGAAGTTTGTAGTGGGTTACCGTCTTCTGTTGTGATGTACGAAGGAGTGTTATGGGGTTTGTAACCCTTGAGTTGCCAATTGGTACCGGGCAAATGCCGTTGCTTCAAGTTTTGCCATGTTCTGTTGAGCGCCACTGACTCCGTCTTAGCATCATGCTCATGCACATTCGCTTGCGGACGAATCCCAATAGCCCTCCCCCCACTTCCCGGTCGTGGTAGTGAGTAGTGATGACGCTTCCCGAGCGATTCCAGCACAGCGTTCGGGTCGTCTTTCATCCATCGGCGCGCGTCTTCGGATGTGATTTCCGCAGTCTTCTCGCGGACGAAATCGCGCCATTTTTTCGCACTTGATGTAAGTACCGTTCTATCACTAACCACCCTGCGCCCGTGCTCATGTTCAGCAAGGTCGGGATTTTCCCGTGTTGCTTGCAGTCGCCCGATTGCGTGGTGCATGATACCACGCACGATATCATGCTCACGCTGTTCGTCAGTCTGTTCACCTCCCGGCAACCGGAGCGGTTTATCGAACACAGTGCTATCGGGGCTAACAAAATTGTAAAGCAAGTTCAACCCGTTAGGGTTCCCCTGCTGCAAAAAATCACCAATCCGCTCATGCAGACCCTCATCACGCATAGAATCGTCAGCAGTAGCCATTCGCGGGCGTGGGTGGTAAGACATAATATCCCCGATTCCCATTCTCTTGTTACTCTCCGGGGTTTGGTGACCGTTCACATACCGTTCCGCCGCTTCAAGGAGCGCCATTGTATTGACATACGCCTTGTTCCAGTTTTCGGTACCGTCTTTGTCTGTCTCCGACTTAAACGCGTCCGGTTGGTGACTTTCCACATATTTGCGTAACGCCGGCGCGACCTGTGAGACTGCATGGTAAGAGTCAGTGATATCGTTACCTGCGTGAGCGTGATGTTCCTGCGTCCGTTTGTTCATGTCATCCCATTCAAAGGGGTAGTATTCGTTCATGATTTCGTCGTGAGTTTCGCGTTGCCTCTCCATTAAGTTACGAAGCGCGGGGGCTGGCGTACCTTCTTGCCGCAACTTGTCATAGTGTTCTTCTAACGCCTCAAGATACATTCGCGACAGGTCTGCTGGGTTCTCGTGACTGACGAACACTCGCTGGTCGCTCTCTTTGAGGGGGAACGCGCGCTGTTCGGGATGTAGAGTAGACTCGCCCGCCCCCCATCCATGCTCCTGTATCATGCCCGGCCACACTCCCCACTCACGCGCATGGTCGATGTAAGGGCCGGTCTCAACCGCCCTTTCGCCATAATGGTCGGTCACATGCGGTAATCGCAAAGAGGGTACAGGGCTTCGCTCAACACCGGGTGGTAAATCCTGTATGTTTTCCATGACAAACCGCGCGGTGTCTTCGCGACCGACATCGGAGAGAGAATGACCGTGTTCCGGGTCGTGCATGACAAAATTACGCGGGTCGAACGCCGGTTGGTCGTACATTTCGGGCGAGTAACCTCCCTCCGCTCCTTGAAATACCCGGCGAAAATGGTCGAGTGAGGGGTCGAGAGAATAGATGTTGTAACGCCCGCTATACTCTTCCGCAGTCGAACCGAGATTGGCGCTCGATTCAGCCCCCTCTTGCGGTAATTCAGTATGCACTCCAGCCTCACCGAGCAGCGTCTCCATCTGTCGCGGGTTCAACCGCCCGCCTACCTTTCTGTCTCTGTCCACGAACGGTACATGTCCGCGCTCGTCCCACCACGGATGCGTACCGTCTATCGGGTTGACCTTACGCATTTCACGACGCAGCACCTTAGCCTCGGGCAAAACATGAGCATTGGGTGTCCCGTCGTCCTCGTTCAGCGGGCGCTCAAGACTACCAAGTGCTGCGACCAACGCGGTCTGTCTCGGGCGAGCGGCACGAGTTTGCCACGAAGTCTGTGAACCTTTGTACCACGGCGCGTTCCTTTTGCCTCGCCCACGAAGATATTGTGGGTTGAGCGTAATGGTATTCGGGGAACCCCAAGCGGTGTTGTGAAGCCGAGTACCAGCCTCTTCCTCCACACCGTGTGTGATATCGGCAGCCATATACGACCCGACAGCGCGATGTTCCGGCTTCAACTGTCTGCCCATCATCTCCCCGAGATTCAGCGAACTCCCTTGAAACTCTCGGAACCTTTCGTCAAAACTTTCCTGTGTAATTGGGGCTATGGGTCTTTGTGGCGTCATTTCGCCCAAACCTTCCGTGTAAAGACCGGGCATCAACTGCTCATTCATGTAAAGTAGAGCGTTGGGGTCAAGCCCCTGCCCGCTCGTCCCCGCGTAAGGAATATCGAACATAGAAGAAAACGAAGCGGTACCGTCGGGGTTCTGCCCGTGCGCGTACGGCGATATACCCGTTCTCATCAGTTCCCCGCCACCGGCGGACTGTTCCGCGCGCTGGGCATACGG